AGGCGATAGCCGCAATCAAGATAGCGAACGAGGCTATTGGCACGATAAAAGAGTTTGCCGGTCATGTGAACTCTGTTGGCGAGATGGGCAAAGACTTAACCAAGTTAGCCGATGCTAAGGCAGAGCTTCAGAAGTCTGCCGCAGATGGTGATATGGAGGCTTTCTGGGCGTTAGAGGACATTAAGCGTCACGAGGCCGAGGTCAAGCAGATGTTCATCTATAATGGCCGTGCAGGACTGTGGGACGACTACTGCAATTTCATCGAAAATCGTAAGACACTCAGGGAAAATGAGCGTAAACGTGCAGAAGCTAAGAAACTGGCTCGTAAAAAAGCCATACAGAATGGATTTTTGTATGGTGCTATTGGCATTGCTGTTCTCGGTGCTGTGGGCGGGGCCGTGGCCCTATTACTGTGGCTTATTAGTCTTAAAGGGAAGTAGCTTATGAGTATGATTCAGGACATTATTCGATTACCGCATGGGTTGTTGGGCGTGGCGGCAAACCACTATCAGGGTCTTTCTCACGTCCACAAGTTCGGGGCTGTCCCTGCAATGAGTCAGAACAATACCGGCACAATCTGGGATGTAAACGACACTGAATACCCTTGGTCAGCATTTGCGTCAGCCTCAACGATCACAATAGATCGAGCGTCAGCTAGTGACGCAGACAAGATCGTTACAGTACAGGGCTTGGATGCGAGCTATAACGTCATTTCGGAAAATATAACTCTATCTAGCGCGACAGGTAACGCATCAACCCAGTCATTCCTTCGGATATATCGGGCGTTCATGCACAACGGGTCTGCCGCCAACGTAGGTAGCATCTCGATCAAAGTATCAACGACAGTTGTCGCTCAGATCACAGCAGGTAATAGCCAGACATTGATGGCAGTCTATACTGTTCCGGCTGGGTATAATGCTTACTTGATGAAAGGCGTAGCAACTTGTCAGGTCGGTGCTGATGCGACTGGTGATATGTTCGTTCGCTACTTTGGTGATTCAGCGTTTCGCGTAGGGCATTCATTTGAGGTAAGCGGTGATGGTGGCGAATATATGTATGAGTTTGGCATTCCCTTACGAATACCTGAAAAGTCTGACATTGATATTAGAGCATCAGTGCGTTCTAACAATGCTCGCGTAACTGCGGCATTTGATATTCTGTTGGAGAGAGATTGATGAGTGAATTATTGGATAAGTACGATAAGGATCAGAATGGCATTATCGATCAAAATGAGCTTGCTCTTATTGAGCTGGAGGATCGCCGCCGTAAGATGGAAGATGAAGACGCACAGCGTGATTCAATCCGCAAAATGGCGTGGTTCGCGCTCTTTGGTTTACTTCTTTATCCCAGCGGTATTTTTGTATGTAGCCTTGTCGGACTTGATAAGGCGGCTAGTCTTATCACTGACATTGCCGGAACGTACTTCATAGCCGTTTCTGCGCTCGTAGCATCCTTCTTTGGAGCGTCAGCGTACCAGTCTAGAAAGGCTGAGTAATGAAAACCTGTCTGTATAGCTACAATAGAGGGCTGTACGAGACTGAATGCGGCGGCAAGTCTGTCACCAGACCAAGGCAGAGCTGTGACCGCTGTGGACGCAAGCCAGAGGAGGTGGAACGTGTTACAGATGCTATTAGGGCCAGCAATGGAGTTGGGCAAGGAGTTCTTGCAAGGAAAGGCAGACGAGAAGAAGGCAGTTCAACAGCGGAAGATTAACGCCATACAGAACGATTCTGATTGGGAATCCAAGATGGCTGATGCTTCTGCAAACTCGTGGAAAGACGAGTATCTCACAGTCATCCTTACATTACCGATCATCGCCGTAGGTTACGCTGTCGTTACAGGTGACAGTTCTGTGATTGACCGCCTCGATCAGGGCTTTGAGGCACTAGAAAAGACCCCTGAGTGGTATCAATATCTATTATTTCTGGCTTGTTCAGCCGCATTTGGCTTGAAAAGCGCAGACAAAATTATGAAGCTGAAGAAGGGCAAGTAATGATGAACCTCGATCAACTCCGTATGGAATTGGAATACGACGAAGGCTGTAAGTATGAGATTTACCTCGATCATCTCGGCCTCCCTACATTTGGTATCGGTCACCTAGTCACAGAGGACGATCCAGAAAACGGGCAAGAAGTAGGCACGGCTGTCACCGAAGAGCGTGTCATTGAGGTGTTTGAGAAGGACGTTCAGGTCACAATAGATGAATGTAAGAAGCTCTATGACAACTGGTTCAATCTACCTGATGAAGTTCAGCTCATCATTGCAAATATGATGTTCAATATGGGGTCGCCTCGCCTGAGCCAGTTCAAAGGCATGAAGCGTGGCGTGGATGCGCGTGACTGGAATGCCGCCGCAGACGAGATGGTTGACTCTAAATGGTATCGCCAAGTCACCAATCGAGCTGATCGACTTGTTACTCGCATGAGAAACGTAGCGTAAAAAAAAGGCCAGCTTGTGGAGTCTGGCCTGAACTTCATCGGGGGGTGATGAAATAAGTCCCCTAAATTACTGTATTTTCTAGCAAAGTCAATTGGCTAAATAAAATCCTGTTTAGTTGACAATATGCCCTCGGATGATTAGATTGTTCCCTGATGCTTTCATAAAGGGGGAACAAAGATGAATCATCAGTCTAATGAGTGTCCAAAAGTTATTGCGAATGCACTGTTTGAGATTCAGTCGCAGATCGGAGCTTTGGGATACGATTCTAATAACGAGTTTGCTAAGTACAGATACGTCTCTATCGATAAGTATTACGAGAAGATGCGTCCGTTGATGAACGAGGCGGGGATTATGATTATCCCTGACGAGCTGGAAAGCAGTCTTAGCGAAGATCGTAAACTCTACCGTGCGGTGTATCAGTTCACCATCATGCATAAAGATGGGGCTGTCTGGAACTTCCCGATCCGCAGATCAATCACACTTCCTTTCACTGGCGCACAGTCTGCCGGTTCAGCACTGTCGTATGTCGAAAAGATTGCCATGCGTACGATCTTCAAGATCAACTCTGGCGAGCGTGATGACGCAGATATGCTTGAACAGGCTGACTTTACATCTCTGACTCTGAAGCAGAAGAACGAGATTAATAAGTTGCTTGAGAAAGTCGAGCTGTCTGATGAAGAAATGGATTCTTTGTATAAGTGGCTCAAGGTTAAAGACCTGCACGATACGCATCCAGACCAATTTGACAATCTGATTGGTGCTTTGAAGCGCAAGAAGGCTGAAAAATGAGGATCATCGAAGCAGATCAGGGAACTGATGAATGGTTGATGGCCCGTCTGGGCTGTCCATCAGGGTCAGGCTTCTCGAAACTAATCACCGCACAAGGCAAAGAGTCTACTAGCCGCGCAGGTTATGTGAACGGTCTGATTGCTGAAAAGGTGATGGGTGAAGTACCCGTGACGTATGAGAATGAATGGATGATTCGTGGACGGGAGCTGGAGCCTGATGCACGAGCCTTCTATGAGTTTGAGCGTCGAGTGTCCGTACAAGAGGTGGGATTCTGCAAGCATGATGAATATGAGTGCGGGATCAGCCCTGATGGGCTAGTCAATGCTGATGGGGGTCTGGAGATTAAGTGTCCGGCCCCTGCAACACACGTTAAGTATTTTCGTGCAGGTAAGTTGCCGTCTGAGTACAAAGCTCAGGTGATGGGTTGCCTATGGATAACTCAACGTAAATGGTGGGACTTTTTGTCTTATCACCCGTCTTTGCCGCCACTTCTCATTCGTGTCGAGCGTGATGATGAATACATCAAAGCGTTGGAAGCGATTGTGATTGATGCGTGTAAGGAAATAGAGAAAGAAAGTAAGAACTTGGAGAAATTCCTATGACAGAACAAAAGAAATATGACAACAACAATGAGATTGCTATCTGGGGTAATGATCGGAAGAACAAGCCGACTGATCCTGATTTTAAGGGCAATGCAACTGTTGATGGCAAAGAGTATTGGGTTAGTGCTTGGAAACGAGATGAAGGCGCAAACGAACGTGCGCCGGTACTCAAAGCCAAGCTAACTATGAAAGATCAACCGAAAGATCAAGCGCAGTACACCAATACTGCACAGGCTGACCCTGTGCAGGTCACTAACGACTCGATCCCGTTCTGAGGTGAACATGACATACATCAACATTGGAAGGTGCTTGCGTGTAGCTCAAGCCCTACGCAACGTCAAAAACAAAGACTTGGCCGATCATTTTAATGTCAGGCCACAGCAGGTCATCCGCTGGCGCAATATGCAGGACATGAGCGTTCATCGGGTGCAGGAGATTGCTGAGTATCACAGCATGAGCTTTGACCAGTTCATTGGACTTGATGATGCAAAAGGCTAAATACACAGTCACTTCCAAGCAGATGATGGATCAGGTGTACCAAGATGCCCTTCGGGGCATCGAGGATCACGGGTTCATCAAGCTAGAGTGGAAGGCAGGTAGCAACCGAAGCATTAACCAGAATGATCTTTATTGGATGTGGCTGGGCGAGATTGTCGCTCAGACCAATGCAAAGCTCGATAAGGATGCTACGCCATTCATTAAGGAGGAGATGCATGAATGGTTAGTTGAGGAGTTTCTTGGATACGAGACTCGCATTGTTGGCAAGAAAGAGATAACGACCTTAAAAAGCACCACTAAGTTGCTGAAAGGCGAAATGTATTTCTATATGCAACAAGTCGATGCTTTTGCTCATTCGCATAGGATGAAGCTAACTATCCCTGATGATTCGGAATACATGAAGCTGAAAGAGAGAGAAAATCAGTGAAGTCAGTAGAGTTTTGGGAAGGCCGTCGTGCAAAGCATCGTGCGGCCCAGCTAACAGAGCATGATGTTTACCTGATTAAAGGGTTATTGAAGGAGGGTCTTCGCCCAGTGGAGATTGCTAAGAAATTTGATGTGAGCAAGCACATCATTTATCGGATCAGGAATGGGCAAACTTGGCTCCATGTTCCTGAGTATGGTGAAGTATGAAGATCGAACTGACAGACACAGAATTTCTTCTGGCTACTCAAGTTGGGATGATGCGATACACCATGAATCGTGCGGCTGGCATAGAAAACAAGACGTACGTCAGTAAGGATCGTCAAATGCGGCTCGAAACGATTGGCGTGATGGCTGAGATGGCCTTCTGTAAATGGGCCAACTTGTACTGCAATCTTGATGTGAGGCCGCAAGCAGGGACTTCAGACCTGATTTATCAAGGATGGAAATGCGACATTAAATCAACAGAAATTATTGATGGACAGCTCATTGTTCCTAACTGGAAGAAGAAAGGTGCATCAGATGTGTATATTTTGGGGATAACTCAGGGTTTATCTGTGGATTTTGTTGGTTTCGCAACAGAGGATGACATAATAAACCCAGACAAGGTAAAGGATTTGGGCTATGGCCCAACCTACTGTATGACACAAGATCAACTAATCAAGTTCAAAGAAGATGCAGTCCAAGTCGCGTAGATGCTCACAGTGCCGGAAGAAGTGTCCGGCTGACGATCTTCTCACCAAGGGTTTGCGAGCTTTTTGCTCTATGCAGTGTTTGATGGACTTTAGCAAGTCTGATAAGGGCAAGAAGACCGTTAGGAAGGCCATAGAGAGACAAGATCGTAAAAATAGGGCAGAGGTACGGGAAAAGCAAAAAACTCGCTCAAAATGGCTCTCTGAAGCTCAGAGCGCATTTAATGCTTACGTTCGATGGCGTGATCGGCACAATGGATGCATTTCCTGCGGAAAACACGTTGGCGGGAAGTTTGGCGGTAATTATGATGCTGGTCATTTCCGTTCAAGGGGGTCAGCACCTCACTTGAGATTCCATCTTTGGAACTGTCACAAGCAGTGCGTAAAGTGCAATCGTTACCTGTCAGGGAATGTATCGCAGTATCGAGTGGCACTGATTTGGAAACTAGGGCATGAAAAGGTAGAGTACCTAGAGTGTTTACAAAGTACCAAAGAGCATGATATAAACTACGCGAAACGTGTGAAAAGTATCTTTACACGTTTGTTGAAACATCGTCAGAAATTAGGGGGATACCATGAAGATTGATGCAAAGTTTTTTTGCAACCACTGCGGTTCGACGTTTGGTGAGAAGGATACGGAACAAGCCAGCATCCGTTGCCCAGTCTGTGATGGGTACAAAGTATCCCTGCAACTGGACTTGTGGAATGATCCTGATCCAACGGGGTTTTCATCTGAAGTTGACTCCGACGGAATACCGGGGTAAAAAGAAAAATATGTGCCGGACGGGGTTTAGCAGACCCCTAGCAGACCGGACTGAGATTCGGGAGAAAGTACCCAAGCCGCATTCCGGCACACGGGTATAAATGTAAACATAAATCGTTACATTATCAATACTTTCCCCTTCTTTAGTCCCTCCTGCGTCCGTTGAAACTGTCGCATCGTGCAGTAGTACATAAAAAGCGAGATTGCAGTCCAACCTTTGAGGACGGGACAAACAGCGTTAGAGGTGATCCGCCTACGGGCAGGGACGGTTGAGCTACCGAGTCGAGATACCCACGGCTAAAAGCACTGCTGATTACTGTGACTGCATGGACGATAACGTACTGGATGGACAGGGATCACCCCTCGTCCTCTAAATGACAACTATGGGAAAAATAAATGGAACTACGTCCACATCAAGAAAAAGCAGTCGATATGCTGAGATACTCACTCAGCAGGGGAAAAAGAAGGCCGATACTGGCCGCACCATGTTCATTCGGGAAAACGATTACAGCGGCTTACATCTTTGAAGAGGCTGTGAAGCGTGGTAAGCGCGGAATCTTCATCTGTGACAGGATTAAGCTAGTCGAACAGAGCTTGGAAGCCTTTGATCTTCACGGCATAGAATCAGGAGTTATACAAGGCAACCATCATAGATCAGATAGTTATATGCCGGTACAGATAGCGAGTATCCAAACGCTTGCACGTCGTTCTCGTATGCCTGTTTTCGACTTTGCGATTGTCGATGAGTGCCATTCAGTCCACAAGTATCTCTTGGATATGATGAAAGCCTACAACAAAATTCCTTTCATTGGCTTGTCTGCTACTCCATTCAGCAAGGGTCTGGGCAATGTGTATGACGATTTGATCGTCCCAATCACGCCAGTTGAGCTACTGGAACAGGATTATCTCTGCCCGATTCACTATTACGGCGGCAGGAAAGTGAATCTGGACGATATGAACCGTAGGGCTTTGCCTACTGGCGGCACAGACTACGATCCAAAGTCGTTAGAGCATCGCATCGAAACGGATTCTCTGCTTGCAGGAGATATTGTTAAGAACTGGCTCAAGCATGGGGAGGATAGTCAAACTATCGCATTCAGCCCCTCGATCAAGCACTCGAAGTATATGGTAGACCTGTTCCGCCAGAACGGGATCAGTGCAGAACACATTGACGGCTACACAGACCCAGACTTACGGGAAGTGATGTTCCGAGCGCATGATCGCGGAGAGTTTAAGATTCTCTCGTGTTCCAAACTACTGAACGTGGGGTATGACGCACCTTCTGTACGGTGTTTGATCGACTGCTATCCAACAACGTCCGTAATTGCGTACGTCCAGAGAGCGGGAAGGATCGCCAGAACAGCTCCAAATAAACCGTATAGTATCTACTTGGATCATTCTGGAAACGTGGCAAGGCATGGCTTCGCAGAATACATCGTACCTTTAGAACTAGATACAGGTGACAGGCCATTCTCTGAAACTAAACAGATTAAGGAGAAGAAGGAAGCGACAGTCTGGGAGTGTCCAGAGTGCTATCAACAGCGTACAGGCATGAAGTGTCCATGCGGGTACGAACTGCCCAAGGTAGAGCAACTGAAGGCCGATCAGCAGATTCTCAAGCGTATGACAGCCGTGGAGAAGGCCAACTATCTCAACACGGCAGAAGATAAGGCAATGTTCTTAGGAGAGTTACAGCTACACGCTAAGGAGAAGGGATTCAAGGATGGCTGGGCAGGTCACTTATACAAGCAGAAGTTTGGCGAGTGGCCTGATGGTATAGAGCCAGCTCGTGTGACTCAGATCAGCGATGCCGTCAGAAAATATATTCAGTATGACCAAATCAGAAAGGCGAGAGGATTTTGGGGGCGACGTGCTTCTTGAAACTAGATTTACGTTTCTTGAAACTATATTTACGCTTCTTGAAACTATATTAGTCACGTCAGAAACTATATTGGGTACGTCAGAAACTATATTCTTGAAACTATATTGCCCTTTCTTGAAACTATATTCAGGTTCGATCGGCCCTCGATCGGCCCTCGATCCATCGCTAAATGGTTGATTTATATGGAAAAATTTGAGGCCATCGTTTCGCGGCTCGATAAGGCAAAAGGCTCCGGCGATTCGGTGCGGGCTTGCTGTCCGGTTCACGGCTCGAAAGGTCAGACCCTCCACGTCACCGATAAAGGCGGCGGCTATATCGTGGCCCACTGTTTCAGTTGCGGAGCGGGTGGGCCGGAATTGGTAAAGGCTCTCGGCCTTCCTTTGGGTTTGCTGTTCCCTGATGACGACTACACCCCGCCGACGGTCAACCGAGAAATGCGGAGAAAGAACATAGAGGACGGGTTGACGCTTCAGGCTCTGCCAAAGAACGAGCCGACGTTGGCAGAATATCGGGCAAGGCTAAAGGCGAAAGAACGGGCGAAGGGGTATGAGCTGAAAGCCGAGCAAGCCGAAGAAGAAGCCCCGCCGATTAGTCACCCCGCCCTCGATCCATTCAAGGAGCAATTTCGGCAAGCCTTAGAACAGTCGCCCGCCCTTCGTTCTGAGTTAGTCGAGAGTCACTGGGACGGGGTAGCGGATCGCGCCCACAGAAAGGAGCGAAGAATTGCCGACACTGCGGCGGCTTTCTTTGAGCTAGAACCCGCCCCAGAACCTACCGCCGAGGCGTGGTTGATGGCCCAGAAATAAAGGGCCGAGCGTTGCCCTAATAATAAAGGTATATAGAGAGGGGATTTTTTTGCCCTCTTTTGTTGTTTTTGTTGCTTGCATTGGTTATCTTTACGACTCAGCTAAAAGGAGTCTGATTTTATGAAGTTAATTAAAAAGTTTGATGATGTTATTTCGGTCTACTTTGACAAGGAGTGGAACGTATTCAAGGTGGTTGTAGATGGCCGCCCAGAAGCCACAGCCGAAGAAGATGAAAAGCAAGACGCATTCGACACAGCCGCCGCGATGGTTCGCCACCGTGCCGAGCATCCTGAAGCGTATGAGCCGGAGCCACTCCGCGAAGGTGTCGCCCGCCGTGTTGGTGAATGGGACATTGGCAAAGTCAAAGACGAGCCAGAAACAGGCCGTGAGATTTGGTGGTTTGGTCATTATTCAACCGATGAAGAAATGGGGAGCGGTAACGTCTGGATAACAGACGGCGAGATTACCGACTATGACGGCGTGTATTCGCTCCGCCCTGAAGTTTTGAAGGCTTTCGCCTTGCATGGCTTCGACGTTTCGTATGTCGAGGGGGCGTGAGATGACAGGCCGTAACCTAGCAATTCTTCTCGCGGTGATCTTCACCGTCGGATTAGTCGCCCCGCTTGGCTTGATGCTGTGGGGCTTTTTCGTTGGTGATAATGCCGGAGTCTTAATCGGGGCTTTCCTGTTTAGCTTCAGCGCAATTTTCACCGTTCCTTTCGTTTGGACTATCTCAGTGGGTGAGAAATGAACGCAGATATTAAAAATGATCCTTTCGCAGGGATTCCAGAGCTGGCCGTTGACGTAGCGGCAACACCTCGCGCAGAGTTCGCCAACGCGAGTCACGCATTGATGGCAGGGGCCGACGCTGAAACGGTCGCGGAGTATGTCGAGAAGTGCGCGGCGTGTAACGGCACGGGCCGCTTCCGGTCTTACACTGGCCGAGCGGTTGGTGAGTGCTTTAGATGTGGCGGCAATGGCAAGTTGTCATTCAAGACTAGCCCAGAACAGCGGGCCAAGGCTCGCAAGCGGTCAGCCGATAAGAAAGCCGCCGAGCGTCAATCGCAGGTCAACGCCTTCTGGGATTGGGACAATACTTTGTCGGACGATCAGCAAGCCGCGATTACTTGGCTCATTCATTCGGTCAACTACGTTACTTTCTGGAGTAACAACGAGATGGCCCAGAGCCTTTGCGAGCGTCTGAGACAGCGCAAGCCGTGGACAGATAAACAGCTTGCGGCGGTTGAGAAGTGGCACTCCAAAGCCAAAGAGCGGGAAGCCGAGAAAGCGGCCCAGAAAGAACGCGAGAAAACCCCGTGCGCTGTGTCTGAGAAGTTTGTGGAGCTGTTCGGACTCTTTGAGAATGCGAAAGCGGCACAGAAAGCCAAGCCGATCCTTAGAGCCGAAGGCTTGCGGATCAGTGAGGCTAAGGAGTCGTCACGGAATGCGGGCTGTCTTTACGTCACCGACGCAGAGGGCCACTGGGAAGACCGCGAGTACCTCGGCAAGATCACACCGGCGGGCGAGTTTGTACGCTCTAAGGCTTGCACTGATGAACAGGCGGCGGCGGTTGAGTCTGTCGCTCTTAATCCACTGGAAGCCGCTCTCAACTATGGGCGGGTAACGGGTCAATGCTCATGCTGTGGCCGTGAGCTGACCAATCATAAATCGGTTGAGGATGGCATCGGGCCGATCTGCCGCGAAAAATGGGGGTTTTAATTATGTCTTTACTTCAGCAACTCACAGCCTTTGCGAATCAACGCCCGCAGATTGAGTGGGCGGATTATTGCGATGACTACTGGATCAGAAAGGATCGTGCGGAGGTCACGCGAACCCTTGCCGATTATCGGGCTTTATCGGGCCGAGTCGGTCAATTGATCTATGGCGGCTTCATCTCTGAGGGTCAGTTGCGGGACGCTTCGCGCATGGCTTACTCAGGCCGCCTCAAGTTTACA